CTTTGCCACTTAAAGCCTCTCCTATTTCAGAAGGGCCTATGCCTTGAAGTTGACAGAATCTTTTAAGACTCCACGTACAAAAACGCATCGGTATCTTCTTTCCATCGGAAAGAGTTAATTCAAATTGTCCTCTCATTTTGGTTTGGTTTGGTTTGTTATTATTAGTTGGTATCTATATCCAATACTCCTGTTCCTTTAAAAGAAACTGAATAAGTAACTGGATTTTCCATATCAGCGGTCATATCTACACTCTCAATGAAAGCATAACCTGAATAGATTACATCACCTGCAACTGGAGTTACACCATCTACTACAGAGTTATTTACTGTTGTAAATTTAACTTCTACTGGTGTTCTATCAATTGCTAAAGCGTTTAATTCAGCTGTGCTAATGTAAGGAGCAGTTGATCCTGGGATTACTGTAGCTAAACCATCGGTTGTTAAAGACCAAGACCTTTGTCCACCAATCTCATCAGCCCATCCTAAACTTTGTTTTGTAGATGCGTCTGGAGTATCGATAGCCAAACTTAAAGAACAAGAAGTAGCATATCCTATTACTTCTGCTCCTACTAGAACTACTAATGAAGTTCCGTTAAATACACTTGTTGTTGCCATTTTATTTTATTTTTCTTTTATGTTAATTGATTCACGAAATGATTTACCGTTAGTACCCTTCTAAACACATATACTTCATTTACATAGTCAAAGGTAGCATTGTTAGAACTAATCCTTCTAGTTACTATTTTAAAATCAGGTTCAGTATTTGGATAATCAGGTGGATTTACTCCTATTATGCCTAAAAGTTCATTAGCATAATCGTCTACCGTTTTTTGTCCTACTTCACCTGCTTTAAAGGTTGTATAAACTATGTCAAATTGAATCGTAACATCAAAACCGAAGCTTTGTTTATTACTATTCTCTGATTGTGTTTGACTACTAATAATTAAAAAAGGTGGCTCTACAGTATCAGGTGCTATGGTGTCATAGGCATCTAAAGAGTAGGATTCCGAAATAAACTTATCGAAATAAGCTTTCCTTAATGTATATCCGCAGTCCTTCATTTTGGTACAAATTTAACGAAATATATTTATATTTAAATTAGCTCATTTTAAAGGCCCTTATTTGTTTTAAAGCCTTTGTATAACCAATTTCAAAATTATTAAATAAATATGATCTATATGGCATATTGCTATTCCTTAATCCCCTACCTCTAAATAAAGATGCATAAGGGGTTATATTTTTTGATGCCATATTATATTTTCTATATGGTACTCCAAAGCTACTACCTGTACCAAATTCTACATAAGCCCCATAATCTACAAGCGAATTACCTACTACTATTTCTGCAAACTTTCCATTGAATGGTATTGCTTTAATGCTCCTAGATAAATTACCTGTTCTTTCGTAAGAAGAATTAGTACTTAAATATGGTAAATCAGCTGCATCTGCTGAAGCTTCATAAGCCACCTGTGTTACCATTGTATTTATTTCAGATATGATATGAGTTTTAAACCCTTCATAACTTGTAGCAAACTTCTTTTTTAAACTATTTAATCCTCTTACTTCTAAAAACATTACTTCAAACTTGAACAGCCTATTAAATAATATTGATTCTCGTCACGTTCGTTTATAATAGAATTAATCATATAAGTTCTTGATTTATAACCTATTACAAGAGCATTGGTAAATACTTTTTCAGTAGTATATCTTATTCTAAATAAGATTGTATCGTTTAAATTGTCTTTACCTGCTATATTAGTCCTTGAGTTTGAATCAGTTACAACTTGTGCCCAAGATGTATAGTAAGGTGCTAGGGTATTAACCTGGCCACCTGCTCCATCAGAGACACCTGTCTTGCTTTTAAATATAATCCTTTGTTTAAACTGACTTATCATTATAAGATATAGTTAATTCTTTTAAATGGTTGTATAAGCTCGTATGCGGTCATTTGCGTCTCACTTAGCTTGTCGTTTGGACTTTCAGATGATCTAAAGTCGTAGAGGTCAGAAACAAGCTTTAAAATGGCATTGTAGATGCTTGATGGAAGTGTTGTAAACCCACACTCGTAGGTAAACCTAAATTCATTGGGGCCAACAGTTCTAAAGAATACCTTTTTATAGGTTTCTCCTAAAGTATAATAATCAAATTCAGCAGTAAGTTCAATCCACTCACCACCTGAAAAAAATTCAATTTTTGATATGGTATTAATTGGTGCGTATGGAGGTTCTATGAACTCATCCACAAAGGCAACCACTTGTAATTCTCTTGGAGAAAATGCAATACCTGCATACTGCTCCAATCTTTTTATTGCAGAGTCAATTAGACCTTGAATCAAGGTGTCATCCTCATTAAAATCTACCCTTAAATAGTTTTTAGCTGCCTCTAAAGTGACAATAATGTCAGTAGGTTCTGTTATTGTCGTAATATCTCTAACGATCTGCATATAAATATATTAAAAAGGTAGGGGCTTTTACACCCCTACCTAAATTAGGAACTAATTAAGCACCAAAAGTACCTGTTACAAATGCACCAGGATAGTAAATTGGGAATGCAATTCTAGCCTCAACACGAACTGTGATTAAGTTCTTAGTGAAGTTGTCAGCATCAAACTCAGAGAACTGAATATTGATACCTTGATTTTGCATAATTTGAGCACCCATAGCCCAGTCACCTACTAAGAAAGTACCAGCTGTGATAGCAGTTGATTGGTAAACAGGAATACCAGCGATAGATAAAGTTCCATCAGGAGATACAACTGTAGCACCAGGTAAAGAGTATGGAGAATTAGTGTTTTGAGTTAACATAATTTGAGCCCAATCAGTTGGGTTAATTAAGATACCAGTTACATTGTAGTTTGCAGCAGCAACTTGAGCACAAGACTCAATGATTTGAGCTACATAAACTGCAGAAGAACCGCTATAACTAGCAGCAACACCTAAGATACCTTGTAAGTTTGGAGAAGTTCCATCACCACTTAATAATTGGTAATCTTCAGCTACTAAATACTTCTCTAACAAACGAGCTTGTAAGAAAGAAGTCATAGCAGGAACATCATCCAACATTTGACGAGAGATTCTTGTGAAACCAGCAATGTACTGAGCAGCAGCATCAGACATAGTAATGTCAAAATCAACTTGTGATTTAGAACTACCTTGTACTTGAGGAGCTGGGTTACCTTCGCCACCTGTTTCTTTAGGGAAAGTAAACAAACCAGTTGATAATTGACCAATTGGAGTGATACTTCTTACGTGAACCTTACGAGAAGGTAAAGCGTAAACTTGATTTGCATATTGACGAGGAATGTCACCAGTTAAGTTGACAGCTTCAGTCATTGTACCTGCTGATTTAGCATCCATTACGAAAGATGTGCTCTTATGCTCACCTCTTGCAATCTTACCAATGTTGTCAGCGTTCTTCTCTATTCCTTCAGCTAATAACTGATTGAAAGACTTTGTTTCGTTTTGATTCATTTTAACACGATTGTTTTTTGCTTCTAATTTTTCTATTTCATCTTTTAATACAGAGATGTCTGCTTTTACCGCTTCCATTGCGATATTGTTTTCTGCTTTTGCAGATTCAAATGCTTCTTTAACTTCGCTTTTAACTCCGTCAAATGCACCTTTTACTTCTTCTAAGTTCATTAGTTGAAAATTTTAAATGATTGTAAATAATTAACAAGCTCCATCTCAGCCTTGACATTCGGATTCTCGACTTCTTCCAATGCTTTCTCAAGCGGTTGTGAAACTTCGATAATTGAACTTTCGTTTTCGATTTCAGATAGATATTGTTGTAATTGCTTTAGCCTTAACTCTAACAACTCAAATGTTGCATCTGTAAAGTTGCCTGTTCTTAAAGACTTAATCGTTTTATTGATTTCATCTATAACTTCAGGCTTCCCTTCAGCTTTAACACTTACTGTCGGAGTATTAGCATTGGCTCCCCATAAAACGGATGAGCCTTCGTACAATTTAATTTCTGTGATTTCATTGAACTGCCCTTTAGATTGAGACTTAACAGTCTGAAATCCTATAGAGTGTTCTGTGATGTGACCTGCTTTATATAATTCATACAGATCATTTCCTAATGTTGTATTAGGAAGTTTTACTTGAGCCTTTAAACCAAAAGCATCCTCTTGCATACTGAAAGGTTTAGCGATAGGTTTATCGGTAGAGTGGTTCATTAAATGCCATACTCTGTTTTTAGCTTGGGGGCCGTTTTCTTTTAAGGTTTTAGTAAAAGCACCTGGGGTGATTATGTCACCATCGCTATCTACGTTACCAAAGGCACTATAATAAACCATAATGGTTCTATTACTGTCTTCCATATCAATGGGAGCACCTTCTACCGATTTCTTGTTATAAAAATTACTCATATTTATTTGTTTAATCAACATACACCGTGCAGCATCGGCAATTACAATTGTTTCTTGCCCCTCCACTTGCATCGTGTGCGTATTGCATTTCTATTACACCATAATTTGGAGTGTTTACCAGGAATGGTTGATTCACAGGTAATCTTACTCCCCCAGCATCAGGATTGGTTTGGCTATCTAAAGTTTGGTGCCAGTTTCTTGGATTACCAACATACTCAGCGTGAACCCATTGCTTGAGCAAAGGTATGTTAACTTTTTGTGCTGCTCCTAATGCTCCTGTGCTAAGTGCTTGATGTGATTCAGTCCTTGCGATTAATAAACTTCTTGCGTTGTTTATTTTACCTTCTCTTAATAACTGAATCGCCATATTATTCACTTCGTCAGTTGTTAGATTGTTTGCTCTTCCATAATCAATAGCTTGGTTTAATAACCTTGCAATCTCATTATCTGTTGTGTTCTGTATGCCGTACATCTTAGGGCCACTATAAGCAGTCCAATATGTAAGCATAAAAGCTAACCAATCCTTAAAGATTGAATCCGTATTAAAATCTACAGAGTCATCTTTTTTATACTTGTCAAACATCTTTTGATACGTCATCGCTGTGTATCCTCCAACTCCTTCATACAAAGTTCGTAAAATATTAGAAACTTTATCTTGATTAAAGAATGTCTTTCTAAAATTTACTACTTGTTGTGCTCCTAGTTCTTTCACCAACTCTGCAGCTTTATTAAAATCAGCTTGTAAAGCAGATTGTAATTTTGGCCTATATTCAGTTATTGCTTTCCTTGCAATTACTTGTTGCAAGTTGAATTGCTGAGAAGGTGTTTTTATTTTTGGCATTAATCATTGCTTTTAGCATCTACCTTTTCTAGCATTTTACCAGCTGCAGTAAAAACAGCATCTAATCCTTGTTGAGCAGAACGTTGTCTAATAGCAATAAGCCCTGCTCTATCTACGTGCTCAAAATCAGATGTATAAACATAATGATAATGGTCTTTTGTTTTTGGATCAGCTTGACTGTTGATTCCTAAATGCCATTGTCCATAAGCTTCAATACCATTAGCATCAATGTAATCATTTTCTGCTTGAGAAGTAGGATGATTCCAAGTTGATGGATTAATAATATCACCACTAGCGATTAATTCATTTGCGTGAGCAATTCCACTAGGATTTGTCTTGTCTGTCTTTTTAAGTTCTATATCTGCTATAACAGCTTTCAATAAAACATCGAATGAGTTAAATTCCATTAGTCTAAAGTTAAAAGATAAATTGTTTCAGCAATTAATTGTGCAATCTCATCGATTTGGTTTTGTATCCACGATTCGTTATACAAGGTAACTCTTTGGTTTTGCAAGTATGCGTATAACTCTTGGAAATATACTATTACCATTTCTGTGTCTTGATAGTCTTTAAGTGTTTGTACAGAATAACCCATTGGTCTTCCATAGATACCACTTACTGATTCTACCAATCCATCGATATGTTCTAAAACACCATCGTAATAATTCTGCAAAGCCTTGTGCGTACAGAAATCATCTGTTTGATGATGCCATACGATTGCTTGTTGCTTAGAAGTATGAAGTTGTGATATAAATTCAACAAAAGTTGCCATAGTTATTATTTTACTGGTGGAATATTGTAATCGCCTTGTTGTTGTGCATCCATTGGATTTTGTAGCATTGTAATCTCGGCTATTGGTAAATAACCTGCTGGAATATAAATCTCATCCATTGTTTGGTCGTGTACAACATCATAACGCATAGCTGCTCTTTTCTCGTTAGGTGTAATCCACCAAGATTGAGATAAGATAGCAGAAAGCTCTTTCATATCCTCTTGCAATTCAGGGAAGACAGTAATATCAAAATCGATATAGTAATCTTTCCCCATTTCATTAGCAAAGAATCTATTCAAAGCATCACGAAGCAAAACTAATTCAGGAAGTACAACTTGTGTAAGCATTTCCTTCTTAGCTTCCTTCATATTGTTATAAGTCTTGTTATCAGGATCATTAAACAAAGCAGAGTTAACTCCGTAAACATTACAAAGTTCTCTAAGTGTTATTTTCTCTGATTCTAATATTTGTAAATCAACTGGACTCATTCCCATATTCACCCAACCTAATTTCGCACCTGCTATTAAAATGTTTCCTGCGTTCTTAGCGATACGACCTCTTGTTCCATATTGATTGTAAAAATCTTCTTTTAACTTACCAGCTTGTTCAGGGCCGAAGTCATTTGATTCGTCTGCATACAAGATACCCTTAGGGCCTTGATTTTGTAACATACCTACAGAGGTATCCTTAGCATCGTTAGAACGTTGTATAGTTCTATACGCAGCTTGTAGAGGAGATAAGCCATAAAGTTGTTGGGCATTCGTGTTAAAAATAGGGTTGAAGTATTTGAGATGGATGACATCTTCTTTTGCTAACTTATCCCACCCAACTAAAGTAAATTGGTAGCCTTCAACCCCATTGATTGTACCATCGCTGATAATTGCGATATATTGAGGTGGGAGAGTAACAAGTTCAGAAACTTTACCACTAGCTAATCTGTTCGCCCATATATATGAGTTTCCAGTTATTAGTTTATAACCAATGACATTCTCTAGTAATTCAGAAAACGATTGATATTCGTTGGGAGCTTCTAATAATTTATTTAAGGGAGTATCAGCAATTTCATCAAGTGCTTTTACTCTAACCATTTCAGCTTTTGCTAAATCGGCTGTGCTTTCAGCATTTAAGATAGTTGCTTTGTATCTATTTAATTCTTTTCTATTCTTCACCTTGTAAACATAAAACGGAACTGTTGATACAGTTTTACATATACGCTTCACTACAGAATAAACCTCTGAGTTAAGTGTATAATCAGCTACAAATTTTTGATAGTCTAAATTAGGATAAATTGGTCTTCCACCTATGATACCTCCGAAATTGGGAAGGGGATTCGCACCCAAGTTTTTATCTTTATTGTTAGTAGCCTTTTGTTTAAAAGGATTTACTGCAGATAATATGTCTGTTAAATTCACTATAAGATATTTTTACAAAAGTAACAAATTTTTAGCCTAAACAATCCAACCTCTCTTAGCTTTTGCATATTTTGAATAAATAGCATAACGCATAGCATCCATTAAATGGTCTCTAAACTTAACAGGTTCATCCATTGTGTTGCCATCGTGGTCTGTTTTCCATTTGTAGTTTTTAATCTCATCTAACAAATCCAAAGACTCTGATTTTACAAATAATGGAAATGATTTTACCTTGTTGATTCCTGCAAAGACATCTTTGGTAGCTGACTTCAAATTAAACCCTGCTTTGTTTACTTCGGCTATTGTCTTAGGTTCAGCAGCATCAGCGAATATCTCATCTCTACGAGATAGTCCCATCGATTTAAGACGATCTATCAAAAGTGAGGTTGACATCTTGGTATCATATATCAATTGTTCGACATATAAGTCCCCATCAAAGTTTTTAACCCTAACTAGGGCCGTTTGGTTGTTATAACCAAAGTCAAGTCCGTAGAAAACTTCTCCACCCTCAGGGAAATTCCTTCTTCTTCTCCAATGTGAATAAATCGTAGCCTCACTAATAGCTCTTTCTCCTAATCCATATACCCTCCAATATTCGTGGTCAGCATCTTTTAGCCTCTCAATTTCCGCAATAATGTTCTTATCTAAGAAAGGATTGTCCTTATAAGTTGTAATTGTGAAGTCAGTATCCTCTCTAGGAATGACCTTATCGTAAATCCAGGAGTAATAATCGGATGGGTTATAGTCAATTACGATTTTATCCGTAGTTCTTAGGGCTAATTGCATCCAAGACTCGTAATTCACCTCATTTGCCTCGTTAATAAACAAATAATGTCTTTTACGACCTCTAATCTTCTGAGGTTGGTCGGTAGATACAAATTCTACCGTATTGCCATTAAGGAAGTATAAATTCTCTGATTTATTGTGTTTCTCCTCGGAATATAAGCCATATTTAGATAATATCTCGATAAAATCCCTCATCACGGAGCCTTTGATGCTTGGTAGGGATGAACGGCAAATGGTTAATGTCTTTCCTTTCTCTTGTAAAAGCTTTACTATAAACCAAGTAAGCACATTGTAAGTCTTTCCTGACCTGGTACCTCCTTGCATCACGGATATTCTTTTCTTTGAGTTGTTTAGTACCTCAAAGACGACATTGGTGGTTACTTCCATAGAAATAAATTAAAATTTTTGGTTTGCTCAAGACAAAGCTAAACCTTTTCGTTTTATAGGAAGGTAGGCCTAACATAAGTCATAATGTGCCTTATATGACACATTTAATGCGAATATGAGTCATTAATGACCACTTATGAATCATTAGTGAGCCGCTTATCAATCATTATCGGCTCAAAAGTCAAGTTTTACCTTTACTTTTTGATTGATAAGGTCAAGTTTTAGCTTTACTTTATAATTTAGATACAACAAGATTTTATAATTTCAGTAGTAATACTACCGAATTACCCATTATTTTGTCACATATTTTGTAATATTTGTGACACTATTTCGGATTGCATCAACATAAAAGGCATTTAGAAGCGTTTTAAGACACTCTATATCATTTTGGATAGATAGTACTACTCAATGGTAGAAAGTGTCTGTATTAGCCTTAAAATGGCATTTAAGCACTACTCTTCATATTCATCCATCTCATTCGGCACATCTACCTCCTTATCGTACTCATAAACAGGAATATCTTGGATATGACCAGCTTCAGTAGCAGGAACTACCATTCCACTATCTTCTAGTTGCTTGTGCTCATCACCATCTAGCTGTTTAACATCATCAACGTGATTAGCCTTTAAGACGTTCACCGTAATCTGCTTCACCACATCACCTTCGTGAGCAACCTCCTGTCTTTCGATGTATCCTCTACGCTTACCTTTGGTTTTTAATAGGAACATAGTAGCTAACGTATCACCCTTAGCAATACGTTCCATTAACTTATGCTCTCCGAAGTCCAACATAATCTCCTCAGGTTCTATTTCAGCTAGTTTCTTAGCAAACTCAGGATCTGATTTAATCCATACGTTATACGAAGCCCTAGATACCCCAGCTGATTCACAAGAGATGGTTATGTTACCGAAGTTCTCCTTGTAAGCTATGATAAAAGCTTCTTTCGTTATGTCTCTAAATTCTGCATTCATTATTTCTTAGGTTTAGGTTTACACTTGTACATATTACAATTTATTTTAATGGGTTATATAGGAAAATAAAAAAAATCAATGTCAAACAATGTTAAGGCTTTGTTTTGAAACAGAATAATAAGGGGCCCAAGGCTTAGTGTACTTTTTACACACTAAAAAAAGTGGTAGGGGGTCAAGACCCATCCCAAAAAATCTAAACCAAGCCACCTCACAGCCTCAAGGATCAATTTTCTCGGTTTATCCTTTGTCCGTACCTTATTAACTGATTCGATACGCTAAATTAGGCTAAAAATAGTTACCAATTCAATCCCTACTAATATAGTAAACTTTATTGATAGTTTACGCTAACTGATGGCAAAAGTAAAAACCAGCTTTAAATACTTCTAATCAATAGATATAACAATATACCTATGTATTAAACAAGAATAAGTATATTATATTAATATACTAATATATTATCTAATGTAACATACTATAATATACTACTTAACTAATGTATACTAATTAACTTACTTAGTGTACTAATTACACTAACTAATTAACGGTATTAACATAAAATTAACTTAACAATTTTTTACTTTGTTTGCTATTTATACCTATCTTTAGGCCTCATTAAATCCTTTATTTATGTTACTATTTTATCTACAAATCGCCCTCTTTAGTTTGTTTATTGGGAACGTAGGCAAACTTATTATTCACCTTTTAATATCAAACAATGAGAACAATTAGTATTTTAGAAGTTATCTTCATTAGTGCTATTCTTTTAGTAGTATATGCACTTATCAAAACCATTATTCAAACAATCAAAAACAAGTAAAATGAAAGTACAAGACTTGCAAACTATCAAAGATGTTCAAAAGTTCTTTGAACATATCGTGTTCGATTTAGGAATTAACTTCCACATTGATACACCATTTAGCGACTATGTTAACTATTCAGATAATAAGGCAATGATGTCTAAAAGCGAGGCTATCAGATACGAAGTAATGATGAGCAAAGCAATTGAGATATGTAACGCTAATGGGGTCGATGAATACGAAATCGCATTAGATACTTTAGAATCATTTATAAACTCTTAAAATAATAACAATGAACATAAAAGCAAAATTCAGTTGTGCAACAAGTGAGGTTTTTAATGGCCTTAGAACTGAAATGAAATGGAATGGATGGGAATGCCCTCTATTTGAATTAGAGGAAGCTCAAAGAGTTATTGAGCATTTTAACTATCAACAAAAGACTTTCGGAGGTGAGTATTACGACTTGTTTACTTACTTAGTTGATGAAGATGCAATACTAACTCAAACATTTGAAGAAGGTAAACATTTACCTCAATACGATTCTATAGATAAGGGTACAACCATCGATGGAGTTAAGTATTACGATATAGCAAATTGCAACTATACGTGGGAATTAGTACAAGATTAATAAACAAAATAAACACAAACAAAATGAAGCCTTTAAAATCAGACATTAGAAAACACTCTACCAAAATGGTAGAAACAATGGTACAAAATATATTCAACTATTTACATTTTGAATATGGGACAACAAGTGGCGACATATCGCCAATGCAACAAAGGATATTGGACAATACAAAAGAAACTCTATCCGATGTAATTGTAGAGCAAGTATTTCAAAACTTAGATTTTACAAAGTTTAGTATTAGTATTTTTAGTTTGACAAGAGATGAACTAATAGAATTAGCCTACTCGCTAGATTGGAATGGCTCTTGGGATGCCGATGAGGAAGGGCAAGAACCTATCACAAAAGACGAATTAATAGAAGCAATTTTAGACTTAATTGACGTAAACCAATAAAACAAACAAAATGAGAAAAATCACAAAAGAGATGGCAAACGCTTTCAACAATGATATGCCATTTAACAAAGACAACACATTGATAAAGGTAGGCGAAAACGTTACCAACCTATTTTTGCACGGAAACCTTATAGCATCAAAAGTAGAGGGAAGGCTACACATTGCCAATTGTGGATGGTTTACTAATGTAACAAAGGAGCGTTTAAACGCTTTGCCTAATGTTTCTATATACCAAAAAAAGGGTGTTTGGTTCCTAAATGGGCTTCCTTGGGATGG